CACCCTTAGGCTTCTTAGCTTGAGGCTTTTTCCTTGTTACGAAACGGAGCGGCCATTCCAATTCTTCGCCGGCCTCGATCTGTTCAACATAGGTTTTGCCAACTTCATCGAAAAAATGTGAGCGACCCCTGAAGCGGAGTTTTCGAATCGCGGGCAGGAATCGCTTTTCGATAAATTCGCGGGGCCAGTCCACAGTTGAAACGTTTGGCACTCAGATAATCGAATCGCAAGAAGGTTTTGGTGGCAAATCAAAGGTTCTCTTTCAATTTCTTTGAAACGCAATGCACGTTTTCGCCACAGAATGACCAAATTGCAACACGCAAAGGTTTGCGCGCATAAGTGCACGGAATTATTGTTACAGAATCGTAATATTTTTATTGCAATTACTTAGCTTGAGTTCTACTTCTCACTTCTCGCAAACTTTATAGAGATTCTCGCCACTGGGAATTTAGGATATTGGCTCTATGGGTTGGTTCATTTTGCTCGTCTATTTATGCGGCTTGCCGGCGCTTTTAAGATTCTTGCGATTTCGCAAAGATAAAGACGACTCAAGCTGATCTCAAAGTTTGTTAGTGATTCCCGCAAGCGTGCGCTTTGCTAACAATCGATCTCGGTTGTTAATAACTTGTTAATAAGTCCCCTTTCAATCTGTCGGAAAGGGTTGCAAAAGTTCTTTATCTCGAGCTAGTCACAAGAAGGTTTAAAAATGCCCAAGCGGCAGCTTGCACCACAGATTGGTGAGGTTTCGGCGATTGAACATAAAAGCCGGAAACGGCGAATCAAACGCCTTGTTCACCTGCGGCTGGGATACGGGAAATCGGCTTTCTTTGATACCCATACTCATCAACCGCGTTATCCGATCGATGAAATTTCGGTCGCTCTTTACAAGGTCCTGTGCAAGGCCAACAAGATCAACAAGCATCTGGACTTGAGCACTGAAGAAAAGGATTTGTGGAATCAAATCTTCAAAGTGATCGCTATCGCGTTTAGTGCGTGTCTCTTGCTTTATTACACAGATTTAGATGGTGACGGCGTCCCGGATTTCTTCGAGTTTCTAAATCATCTGACGACCGGCTCAATGTCCACTTGTATCGTTCGCAAGAGCAACGAGAGGCGCCTCGATCCGGATTTTATCGAGAAAGCTCTTGGACTCGAAGATGGCGCGATAGAGAAAAGCCTCGGACTGCCGGACTATAGCGTCGAGCACTGCTGTCCTTGGACGGATAAAAACGACAGTTAAAATCCGTCAAGAAAAGCTTTAAATTTTTCTCTCGAGTACAGGCATTTCGCTCTGTCCTCGCCTTGCAGTCGTTTTGGTTCGCTTGATGGTTCCGTTGAAACATTGTGTGCAAAGATTTCCGCATATGAAAGGGAATCCGAGCATGAAAGTGAAACCGTTGTTTTCCGAGCTGGATCGGCGGCGACGGATCCCAATCAACGAAGTTGCGCAAGTCACCGGGTTCACGGCTTGGACGCTCAGACAATACGCGCTTGATGGCACGATCCCGGGTGCCCGCCAGGCTGGCCCGGGCAAACGCCTGAGCTTCGATCGGGATCTGCTCGAGGCCTGGTGGCAGGAATTCAACGCACCAAGAAACGGGCTCGTCAAATGAACCCGTTATTTCTTCTTGGCTTTTGGCTGGCGGCCGCGCCGGATCCGTGGCGGCGCATCGCGCCCAATATCGCGAGGATTGTACAAGCCGACCGCGATCAGGTCGCGTTCAAAGAGCCGGCGCAGATAATCGCTGCGGCTATCGAGGCCGAGCTCGACACAACGCCGATTGATTGCGGCTTCCATCTCGGGCGGGCAGGAGAACGAGAGCGACACGTAGGTGCGGCCGGCAGTTTTCTTGGTAGCCATTTAGCCGAGCTCCTCTTTAACGGGGATCGGTGGTTGTTCAACCAGAACGCTTCGGATATCTCGGAATGCAATAAAGGCGGCGCTGCCACCTTGGTAAACGATCAGGTGTCCGCTCTCTGGCGGGAAAAAGATCCATTCCGGGCGACTTATCCGCACCAAGGTGCCACCGCTGGTTTCGATAAAAAACGGGCGGAAGGGGCGGTAAGCGGTTTGTTGGTAAATCTGTTCGATCATTATTTGCTATCTTACGACCCAGTATGAACAAAACAAAGCAAAAAGTTCCGGTGCAGAAACTTTCAATCAGCGTGCCAGTCGACCTCAAGGCGTTGGTCCGGCAACGGGCCGAAAGTTTGGATCTGACCGTGTCGCAGTATATCCGAAAACTGGTTAATTCGGATGGAAAAAGTTCTTAAGTTCGTTGCGATTGAGTCGTAACCATAGTATATACATAGTTATGATACGACATTCTGCAGTCGCCCAAATCGATAACCGCTGGCGCGCCCGGCGCGTGCTTAAAGCCCTCTGGCTCTCCTACCCGGAGCATTCCGAAGGTAGGCGTTACTACGAGTCTATTTTCGATGGTACCTTTTTTATTGCCTAGCTCCTATGAATAACGACAACCAAACAACTACTATTGAAGCGCCGCCCGAGGTTAACCCGTTTGCCGAGCGGGCAGCGGCTGAGGCGGCTAAACCGCGCAAAGCTAGCATCCTTGACCAGGTCACGGTGCGCAAACGGCGTCGGCCAATCTTTGGGTTGCTCTATGGTCAACCGGGAATAGGCAAATCAACTTTTGCCGCAAGCTTGCCTAAGCCAATTGTGATCGCTACCGAGCGCCTGGATCAGATTAACGTGCCTAAGCTGCCAGTGCCGCGCGATTTCAAGGGGCTCTATGATCAGATCGATGCGCTTGATAAAGAGCAGCACGAGTATGAATCGATTGTCTTAGATACGGTCGATGCGGCCGAGCTCCTGATCTGGCAACGGGTCTGTTCGGAAGGCAAAGTTAAATCAATCGAGGAGTTCGCCGGTGGGTGGGGAAAAGGATACACCAGGGCGCGCGAGCTCTGGACCGGTTTACTCTCGAAACTGAGCGATATGAGCGAGCGGTACAATGTCTTGCTGACGGCCCATGCCCATGTCAAAACTTTTGCCGATCCATCGCTCTCGACGCCTTACGACCGGTGGGTAATGAAGATCCATGACAAGAGCGCGGAGATCATCCGCCAGATGGTTGACCTGATTCTGTTTGTCCAGTTGGAGACTACTATCCAAAAAGACACGCCAAAAGCACGTAAGGGTCGCGGGATTGTCAGCGGCGACCGGGTGCTCTGGACTCAGCCGGCGACGGGTTACGAAGCAAAAAATAGGTATGACCTGGAGAGCCCGCTTGAGTTCAGTTGGGAGGCTCTCCAAGCGGGCATCGATAAATTTTACAACAACTAAGCAATGTCAAACTACAGATACCGCGGTGAGCCGGAGCAGCGTGTATTTGGTGCGCTGCCCGAAGGCGATTACCAATTCGTGGTAGCGGAAATCGACGAGCCGTATACCAATCCAAGGAGCGGCAATGATGTGTTGCCGGTCAAATTAAGCATTCAGCCGCAAGGCGTGCCAGTGTTCGCGAATCCGTGGTGTGGTACGGATAAGAACGGCGAAGACCGTGACGGCATTGCCGAATTTCTTCTGGCGGTTAATCGGGCACCAAAGATCGGCGAAGAGCCGGATTGGAAACGGTTAGTCGGCGCGAAAGGTAAATGTCGGCTCAAGGTAGAAATCGCCGCCCAAGGATCGCTGGCCGGGAAAGAGGTTAACAAAGTTGGCTGGTTCTATCGGCCAAAGCAGGTTGGCCCGACCGCGGAAGCGCCGCAGCAGAGCTTTACCGAAGCTGAGATCAAGGCAAACCAGGCGGCAATTGGCAAGACGCTGACCGGTAAAGATCCCGATCTGGATGTCGAACCAGACGATATCCCGTTCTGATACTATGAATGAGCCTGATTTCGGATTAGATCGAGACAGAATCGAGCGACTGGCTGGCGAGATCCTTATAGCGATCCGAGCGAACTACGTCAAGGGGCCGATTAGCCGTGATCGAGTTTACGAGGCATTGAACGCGCTGGCATTTAGCGCAGCAAATGTGATCAACGGCGCTCATGATCCTGAGGCACTCGAATTCTTTTCCAAAGCGCTCAACCTGAACCTGACTGATAAACTATGATATATCGAGACGTTAACGGGGAATTGGTTGGATGGAGCGACGAACGCCTTGGCCTGCCGAGCGCCTCAGCCTGGCACCGCTACGAACTCTGTGCTGGTTCCTGGCAGCTTGAGACCGAGGCGCGGGCACTCGGCCAAAGTGCACATGAGACTTCGCCTGCAGCCGAACGCGGTGCGCTGATCCACGCCTGGCTGGCGGGCGAAATCGACGAAGACGGCACCGAGATCAAGCTCGATGAGTCCGAGCAGCAGACTGCCGATTTTTTGCAGGAGCGCGCTACCGAGCAGGTTCACCGGATCTTTGGGGATGAGCCGACTTTAGAACTGGCCGAGAAACGGTTGTGGCTTACCGTCAACGGGCGCAAGGCGGCGAGCGGGCGTTTCGATCGCGTGATCTACACGCCAAGCGTCGCGCTGGTGCAGGATTTTAAGACCGGGTGGCTTGAACCGGATCCGGCCGAACAGAACAGCCAAATGAAGGTCCTGGCAGTGTTGGTGGCGTTGCACATGCCCAGTATGTTGCGCGAGGTCATTGTCCAGATCATTTCAGGGCCCTTCGGCGTGACGGAGGCTAGATATGACTTGCCGGCGCTGGCCAAGGCCTATAACGAGATCCTGGCAACATTGCGGACGATCCAGGACCCGCTGGCGCCGCTCAATCCGTCACCGGAGGCCTGCCGGTTTTGTCCAGCAATTCTAGTTTGTCAGGCGGTCAAGAACTTGGTCCTGCCTGTCGCTAAGACCCAGGTTTCGGCACTTCCCGATGGTGTTCGCGGTGCCAAGCTGCTCGATGAGGTCGCCATCCTCGAAAAGCATTTTAAAGAGATTAAAAAATATTACGAGCGCCGGTGCAATGAGCTGACCTATAAGTTGCCGGGCTATGGCCTGGTGCCGGGGAACGAAGTCCGCGAGGTAGTGGACTGGGAGAAAGCCGAGATGCGTTTGGCTGAGTATCTGGAGGCCGACCAACTTAAAGAGGCGCACTCTTATACGATCGGCAAGCTGGAGGCCGCGCTGGCCAAAAGCTTAAAGCTCACCGCCGACCAAGCCAAAGAGAAGCTTAACCAAATTCTCGATGGCCTGATCGTCAAGAACCAGAACAAATCCAGCCTAAAGCGGGTTAGCAAGAAGGGCTTGGTCGTCGTCGAGCTGCCGTAGAGGAATTTATGACGCCCAAAGGATTTGAACGGCATAGAGGCCAGCTTTTAACCGAAAAGAACGAGATCGATCTGGAGCTTGCCGCCATCAAAAATGAGCTAAAAGTCGCAAGGCGAGAATTTGCTGCAACTGGTCGAGCCGCAAACAGAGAGTGGTTGAGCGAACGGGAAAATCGTTTGCTAGAGTTGCAGCGCACTTCACAAGAGTTGCAGCGTCAGATAGGTGGACTGAATGCCATCAAAAAAGCTGAAATAGGTTTAGATCATTTTGTTCACGAGGTCTTGCTCGAAAAAATGTCGCGCGAAGAAGTAGTGGAGATTTTTCGCGAAGCCATTCTTCGGCGGCGATTGTATCTCGATAGCAATAATAAGGAATTGCCGTGAGGCATAGCACTGAGTGCTAATTTATGAACATACCAAAACCATCCGGTAAGGTTCATCCGGTGGCGGACATGTTTCCGCTGATGCCAGAGGACGAACTTGATGAACTTGCCGCAGATATCAAAACAAATGGGCTCAACAATCCGATCGTCTTAGATAAGGATGGAACGTTAATCGACGGGCGCAACCGACTCGCTGCGTGCAAACGCGCAAAGATCACTCCTACCTATATACTTTTGGATGGCCAAGATTCGATCGCCTTCATCCTTTCTCAGAACATTAATCGGCGGCATTTGAATCAAGGGCAGCGGGCAATCATTATCGCGGAGGCATTATCAGAGTCTGATAAAACGCAGCAAGTGGCATCTAAACAATCAGGAGTAAAACAGTCGCAGATAAGCGAAGCCAAAAGCATTCTTAAGTATGCACCAGACTTAGCAGATGCAATCGTTTTTGGTAGCGGCAAATTTGATCCAGCATATCAGATTGCGAAGCAGCGCAAAGAGATAGCGGCACGTAACGAAGCAAATGCGGCACGCCTCCAAGCTGAAGACACTGAGCTGTGGGCCAAGGTTCAAGACGACAACGACCCAATGACTCTGGATACGGCGATCATTGAATTGGCGCGCCGACAACGTGCCGCGGAAGAAAAAAAGGCTGAAGAGGCCGCGGTGCGCATGCAACAGCGGATGCTTAGTACTCAGCACTTGGAAACCGCGATCAACTATTGCGAACCACATGGTTATACGCCACAGGAATGGGCGCAAAGGTTTGTAGAACTTTTTGATCCATCCAGTTCGCGTGAAAAAATTACTCGGGAACGCATTGAGCAAAGCGCGGAAGTATTAAAGCATTTATCAAAAATCTGGCCCACTCTATATGGACAAGAATAAAACTAAAAAGCCGACTTTGATCGAAGTCGCGATGACAGAGCGTTTCGCCCTGGAGAAAAACGGTGTTTCTAAAAATTCGGAAGTTGTTAGTGCGGTCGAAAAGCGTATTTATGCCGATGTTACCCTTACGGGAATTGACTTTAGAAGTATGGCGCAAAGTGCCGTCACTTCTGAAGTTAATTCCCGCCGACCAGATTGGATGTCTCCGGGATTTGATTGGTATCAGCGTGATTTATTAATCCCTATTGATGAGGAGATGAATGGGACTCAGGTACGGCTCGAATTAGCTACTTCAGAACACTTGGACCATTATTACGAAATCTATATTAAGGAATTCGATAATCGTAAGGCAGCTGAAAAAGCGTTTAAGAGAGCATTCGGTTGGATTCAAACTAATATTGTGGGGTCCAATAATCTGGGCGAAGCGATGACTAAAAAGTTTGGACCAGATTTCGGCAAATGACCACCCCCACCGAACCCGAACAACTAATTAATCTGATTACCCATCAGACCGAGCGCTTGCTCCAGAATCATTGGGCTGACATCGAATCTTATCGCGATGGCGACGAAGAGATCAAGATAGGTTTCAGCCATAAGCTTTCCTATTCCGGCTCTGAACGGACCGTGAAAACGGCCATCAGCTTTTCCCACCGGGTCAAGGATGAGCTAGAGCAATCGATCGATACCGAGCAGGCGGACTTGCCGCTCAAAGTAACCATCCGGAAAGGGCGGACAAATGAGTGAACGCTTCGTTAGCATGGATGACATGATCGGCTGCGCCAAGCGCGAACTCTTGATGCGCAAACGGGTTTACCCGCGGTGGGTGGCTGAAGACCGGATGAGCCAAGAGAAGGCCGATAAAGAGATCGCGTTTATGGCGGCGATTCTCGAGCACCTGCTAAAAGCTGCCGGGCGCAGGGAGGAGAATCTTCTCTAATGGGTACCGACCCGGCCAGCCTCTCTAAAGAGCAACTCGAGCGCATGGCACCCGAGGATCGCCAACTGGTGGCGGCGGCCGTTGGCCACCCGAACGCCGGGCTAACCACTAAGGAGGCGTTGGCCAAAGGGCTGCGTCGACTCGAGCGCCAAGAACAAAACACGCTGGTCAGCTGGCTCTTCCTGCAGGAGGAAGCCGGTAAGCTGACATTCGATTGGTCCCGGCCCGACCGTAAAACGACCAACCGCAAAGGTATGCCGGATTTCCGGATTTACCGGGATGGTCGGGTGCTCCTGGGCGAAATGAAAATGGACGGCGCCAAGCTTTCGCCGGACCAGGAACAAATGCGTGAAAAGCTTCTGCGCGCCGGGACCGAGGTACAAATTTGGTCAAGCGCCGAGGTCGGGATCCGGGCAACCCGGAACTGGCTCTGGACGCATTGGCGCTTGTGGAATGAAGGAATGGTCGAATGACACCACAAGAACAGGAAGATCAAAAAGTTCGCGCTGATTTACAAGCATTAGGACGGCACGTCGATCATCAATTGCCTTATGGCTGGGGCTTTGTTGTTCTGGCGTTCCCATTCTGGGCCGACGGCCGAATGAATTACATCTCGAACGCGCAACGAGCTGATGTGGTGCGCGCCATGTACGAGTTTATCGAGGCGACCAAAGAGAAATGGGCGGAGCATGAACCCGATCTTGGTGCGGCGGCTGAAGATGAACAACTCGGGCGCACTCGGCAACAGATAGCTGAGTTGAAGCGCCTCCTCACCCGCGCGGCCGATGCGCTGGATGGATATGGACTTAAGCCTTGGCATCAATACCGAGAATTAATCGCCGAACTACGAAAGGCGACCCAATGAATGCTTTAAAGGAGAAACCTACTGAACATCTCGAAGGACTTCGCCATACGCTTGCATGGATGTTAGGAATGGTAGTTGCCGAGCTTGAACTGCGAAAGGCGGCACAATAATGGGAGACACTAAAAGCGCGGTGTTCACGCCCGAGGAACTGGATTATGTCCGTTGCGCGCTGATCAAATATCAGACTGATCTGCGCGCCAGAACCAAGCTGATGGAGCGGTTCGCTAACCCGGAGCACCTGGCCAATCACCAGGCCAAGATCGCGCTGGGCGAAAAGCTTTTGGAGGATTTGTCATGAAAGACGTTCTCCTGGTTATCATGTGCGCGCTTTCCATCGTGGTGGCTGGCCTGCTGCTCTATTTCGGCTGGCTCCTGTACGTGACGCATGAACTGCTCAAGGCGACGCGCCGGAGACTGCGGCCGCCGCAAGTTGCCAGGGACGGAGCCGGTCGGCCGCTCAAGGAACGTGTCTAGATGGCAAAGATGCAGTGTAGCCGGTTGCGTGCGCCCGGCCAAAGCGCGCGGGCTCTGTGACGCGCACTACAACCGGAGCCGGAAAACGGGACTTAACCCGGAGTTGCCGATTCGTTCGTTAGCCGGTCGGAATCGGCTTAAGTTCGTTACGATTCGGTCGTATTAGAGGAGTACAATGAAACGAATTTTTTTACTGGCCCTAGGCGCCTGCGCGCTCGCGGGAAACCTTAAAGCGGATACGCTTGGGTTCCCATCCCACAGTGAAACAGTGTGGCAACAGGTTGGACGTTCTCTTGATACAATGGCCCAAGTTGATGTCGCGAGGGAATCGCGCCTACAGCGGGCAGAAGCCCGCCAAAATGCGATCGATCACGCCGAGGCCAAAGCTGAGGCGCAAACTTATGCCCAAGAAGTAGCTGATGCTCGCCAGGCAGCTGATCAAAAGCGGCAAGCAGATTTTAGAGCGCTTTGCCAAGCCCAAGGTGCCGGCCAGCAACCAGCCGAATGCGACAGCAATGGAACAATTGAGCGGTTTTTGAAAATTAATGGCTATCCGCAGCCTTCGTTGGTCCAAATTGAAGCTGTCCGTAGTTATATGCAAAGTCACGGGTTACAACACGTTTGGCAAATTGCCCAATAAAATGTTGCACACCCTCGGCATGCTGATTCTGGCGCTCCTGCTCTGGGGCGCTATTCGGGCCGCGCGGCGCAAGTAAAATCCTTTATTCCCAGCCTTGCCGCGGAACTAAAAACTAGGGCAGGATCACCGTGACGGGAGACTGATTGCGGTCAGGGTTCCATCGCGGGGTTACCTTTAAAACCCCGCTCTTTTTGTTCTTTGATGACAAAAAACCCGGCCACCACTCAGTGACCGGGTCGACAAGTTTTAACCAACGATTGGCGATCAATCGCCCAATCCCGGCACGGCCACAAGCTAAATCGCGCCAACGCCGCGCCTGTGCGCCGATTCTGGCGCGTTTCAGCCGAAGGACAGGTCACGATAGCGGCTAAGTAAACAAAACGCCTTAAAAAGGCTCGCCAGTCGTTGCGTTTCAGTGCTAAGGTTTCGGCCCCGGCCTTCCTTAAAAAAGCGAAAAGACCCGCGGATGGATACACGAGTCTTTTCGGTGCTAAGAAGGCATCATCTCAAAGGAGGTTACGTTCCAGTGAATGATTGGCTGACCGTATTTTTACTTTTTAGTCGGTTACCCGTCAAGAGCGACGGGTTTTTTATTTGTGCCAGGTTGGCACTCAATACGAACCGGAGGCCGTGGCCGTGAACAATGACCAAGCGCCGCCAACCTTTATCTTTGCGCCCGAGATCGAGCAGGCCATGGTCGCGCTCTGTTTCCAGGCACCGCACCGGGTCGCTACCGTTTACCGCGAGCTCGATCCGGCTGTCCATATCACCCGGCCTGAGCTGCGCTTTATCCTGGAAGCGATCGACCTAGCGTACCGCGAACTTGGGGCAATGGATTTTGCCTCCGTAATCCAGGTCCTGCGCGAGCTCGGCCGCCTGGAGGCATGCGGCGGTGCGCCAGGGGTCAATTCCGTGTTCGAAGAGTACCGCTACGGATTCTGGAAGCCGAACCCAGAGACCGAGCAAAAGATATTCTGGAAGCCGGATCCAGAGGCCGAAGAGGAAATCTTTACCCACTACATCGAGACGCTTAAAACCTACGCCATAAATCGTCAGAAGGATCCGCCGCAACCGGTGTATCGATTCACCGATGGCAAAGCGACGCTTGTGCCAAACAAGGTTAAACGCAAGGAATCGGATCCGGACTTTATTGGCGAAGCCCGCGTCCACGGCCGTAGCTACATTGCCAAAGTTTGGATAGCGATTGACGGCTCATTCTTGAATTTTCGTTTCCAACCCAAATGAAAGGATTCTGTGTACATGGTGAACGAAAAAATCGTCCCGCTCATCAAGAACGAGAACATAAAGAGCTGGGTTACTGCTTTAGCTGAAGGCGGTTGTACAAGCGCGCAATTCACAGATTTAATTATTGAACACCGGGAATTATTGGTCGGCGACTGGCTTCGACGGGGAGATTTAGGTTTCATTTTTGCTGCTCGCGGCCTTGGAAAAACCTGGTTTTCAATGAATCTGGCTAGAGGCATCGCCGAACGAAAAAACGTTGGCCCCTGGTCCACCCATCATCAGGCTAAAGTTTTGTATCTCGATGGCGAGATGCCACCTGATGACATTAAAGAAAGGGATTCGCTACTTGGTGATCCACTTGACGATCTGACTTATATCAATCACGAGATTCTTTTCCAGCGTACCGGCAGATCAATGAATTTGGCGGATATGGATTTCCAGCAAGCCGTATTAGATTTTTGCCTCGATCAGCGATTTAAGGTCCTTTTTGCTGATAATCTTTCGACGCTCTCCTTTGGTATTGACGAAAATAAATCACTCGACTGGGAAATTATTTTGCCGTGGCTTTTGAATCTTCGCCGCAATCACGTGACGGTGATTTTTATTCATCACGCCGGCCGCAATAACGAGATGCGCGGGTCATCTAAACGCGAAGACCCAGCGTTTTGGGTTATTCGGCTTGATCCTCCGTTTAAAGAAGCTTCCGTCGGAGGAGCCAATTTCATTACCAGGTTTACCAAATGGCGCAACTCCAGCCAGAAACCGTTGCCTTACCAATGGAATTATCAGGCTATCAATGATGGCAAAGAGCTCTCAATCGAATTTAGCGAATGCAGCAATTTATCGCTTTTCCGCCATTGGATTGAGTCCGGCCTCGATACCTGCACTGATATCGCCTCTGAGATGGACGTTACCAAAGGTTACGTTTCGCGTATGGCAAAATCCGCTGAAGCCGCTGGCTGGCTTGGCATTAAAAACCGGCGCTATTTCATCAAGGAAAAGACGTAAACGCCTCCTCGTATTTCTTTTTTTGATTTTTTACTCGTTCGTTTCCTTCCTCGTATACCGTTTAAAAGTAAACGAATTTGTAAACAAAGCGCCTTTTCTCCTCGACACTCTTATTGTTGAGTGCTAACGGCTCTTTGTAAACCGCCTCTCGTTTACCCCCCCTATGCATGAAGGATGGGGGTATACGATGCGATCAAGCACTCGTTTCCCCCCCATGTCAGAATACAAATTCCAGCAGCCTGGTAATGAAGATTCAAAACTGGTTCCATTTGGTAAATACAAAGGCCAGCCAATCGAGAGCATGCTCGCTGATCGTGATTATTTGGATTGGGTGATTGCTCAGCCGGGCATCGTCTCGATGCTTCAGGTAAAATTTCCTGCGCTTTTCAATATCATCAGCGTTGGTACTCCAACCCTCGATGATTCTCCTGAGCACAATAAACTGCAGGCAAAGTTCCTCGATAAGGCTTTTCAATATGCTTTCGTCGAACTTTTGAACGGCAAAAGTGTTCAGTCGATTTTGGAAGATGAACTCTTGCAGCGCAATGCCGAGCTTTTAGAAGAATGGAAAGAGGAACGTAAAAAAATATTGGAAGATGGCCGCAGGAAACTCGAGCGCGTTCTTTTTCTCAAAAAATCACTTTTCGAAGGCCGTAACTGGTATTCGGAAGCTGATCTTCAAAAAGGAATAGCTGACTTAGAACAACTCATTAAAAATGAGGAACTTTCGCGTCATCCACCACCGCAAATTACTGAGTTGCCTGTTAAAATTGTGCTTAATTTTGAATGCGGTTTCGATGTCGCCATAGGAATCCGAGTACACCATTATCGCAAAGAATGGAGTGTCGAAATAAAGCCAATGCTCGGCGATGATTTCCCTTCAGTCCTAAGGCAAATAAAACGCAATGAGGCGACAGTTGTCCTCATCGGCACATTTCAATCAACTGCTTGTACTTTTGATCAGGTTAAAGCCATCTTTGCAGCCGCTGGTGCAAAGATTGTGACGTTTAATGAAATCGAGCGCATTAAACGTTCGTAACCAGTGCCAACGTTCCACGTGAAACATTTTCCGACGTCCTCTGAAAAATTGCGTTGCCACTCAGTGCCATGAGTCATATTGTCGCTAGCCATATCATGGCTCGCCCACGCAAGGTTGTTGATGCTGCCAAAGTCGAGCAACTGGCAAGCGTCGGCTGCACCCCGGAAGAGATCGGGCTTCTCTTTGATGCCAGCCCGCGCACGATTCATCGGCGATTTGGCATTCCCTTTCAAAAGGGAGTGTCAAAATTGCGCCATACCCTTAAGCGTGAACTCTTTAAGCAGGCTACCAGCGGTAACACCGCGGCACTCATTTTCGCTACTAAAGTCTACTGTGGCCTTAAAGAGACTCCGGATACAACCATTAACGTCTCAGCTACTGCGGTCGGTGGCCAAGTCATTTTCTCTGAAGAAACCAAAAAGCAGCTCGAAGAGTTCCATGTGAAACTCCAGCAGCGCGTTTATCAACGCACCTACCCCAAAGAACCGGTCGAGAGTGGAAACGGCGACCACACTCAGAATTGATTCACTCTACCAATATCCAAAAGGCGTTATACCCCCCTGGATGTTCGCTAACGTTGTTTTGGGTGTTACGGGCATTTACCCTTGGCAAGGCGAAGCGATGGAAGCCGTTGCCCAAGGGCTCCCGACGGCGCTCTTAGCTGCTAACGCCAGCGGCAAAACCAAACGGGTTATCGCGCCGCTTCTGCTCTGGTTGCTGTTCTCTTTTCCTAAAGCTGTCGGCAAAATGACTAGCGGCTCCTGGCAACAGATTCAGGAACAGCTCCTTCCTACTATGAATGAGTTCAAGCCGCGGCTACGCGGCCTGGGCTGGACTTGGCTCGATGGATGGATCGAGTCGCCTGAAGGCGGGTTTATCAGTGTGTTTTCGACTGATCAGCCGGGCCGCGCGGAAGGTTTTCACGGCACGCTCGAGGCGCCGCTCATGTACATCATCGACGAGGCCAAATCGGTTTCTGATCAAATCTTTGCCGCGAGCGATCGGTGTACGGCGCAGTACCGGTTATTTGCTTCATCGACCGGTAGCCCAACTGGCCGCTTATACGATTGTTTTAACCGGTTAAAACAGTTCTATTACGGGATTCGCATAACCAGTTTCGAGTGCCCGCATATCCCGGAAGAAACCAGGGAACGGGACAAGAAGATGTGGGGTGAAAACGATCCATGGTACAGGTCTCGGCACCTCTCGGAGTTCTCAGATGACGAGACATTTCCTAAAATTTGTAAGCCGCAGTGGATCAGAGCGTGTTGGGCTGAGCCGCCGGTGCACAAATCGGCTAACAAACGCGCATTCTGTGACTTTGCGGCTGGCGGCGCCGAGAACGTGATCGCGGTCGTCGATGGGAATCGAGTGTTCATCGGTGCGGCGTGGCGTGAAACCGATACGGTCCAGGCGGCGCGCCAATTCCGACGCGAATTTGAGCGTCTGGGCTTAAACCAAGGCCAGGTCTTCGGCGATGACGGCGGCCTGGGCACCGTGATGATCGACCAGATCGCCGAGCTCGGGTTCCAGGTTATCCGGGTACGGAACGAGGCTGAGGCTAGCGATCCGGAGCACTTTGCTAACTTGGGCAGCGAGGCTTGGTTCAATGCCGCGCGGATGATTGAGAAACGCGAAGTGATCCTGCCAGAAGATAAGACGTTCTTTGATCAAGCAACAGCAAGGCGACGCGATTATGACAGCAAAGGCCGTTTGATTGCCGAGCCGAAAAAGAAGTTGAGCGCCCGGGGTGTTGAGTCGCCGGACCGGGCGGATGCCGTGTTCGGTGCGCTGTACAATCCGTACCACGGCGCGGTCACGGCCGAACAGTTGAGCGGCATCTATCTGCCGAGCGGGAGCGGGTTCCAGCGTGATGACCTCGACTTTAGCGGGGCAGAACCAGGGGAGGGCTTTTTCGGATGATGAACTGGCGCGATCGTTACCAAGTTGATGATCTTAATGCGTGGCTCTTTTTTGGGTTGCTCTTACTTGCGTTGGTCAGCGCAGCGCTACTGCTTTGGGTGGACTAAATGAACGAACCTGACCTTGACTTTATTCGTCGGATTCTTTCGGTAGCCGAGTGCGGTAAACCGGATTTTCCGTTTAGTGAGGTCTACATTTATGCCGATGATAACCGGTTCTCTCCTGCGCGGCGCCAGATCACACTTTCAATCGGATTCACCGAAGGCGGGGGGAACCTGAAAAAAGTGCTCGAGCGCTATATCGCGCAAGGCGGCGCATTGGCGAAGGATCTGCAGGCGTTTATGCCTGGCATGGGCGACAAATCACGCGGTTCCTTGGCCGGTAACCAGGCGTTTATCGCTCTGCTCAAGGTCGCCGGCAAAGAGCAAATCATGCAGCAGGTGCAACGTGAAGAGTTTGACCGGATGTACTTACAGCCGGCAATCCGCTGGGGCGAGACCTACAAGTTCACCTTAAATCTATCGTTCCTGACAATCGCCGATTCCTATCTGCATTCGGGATCGATGCTGCCGTTCTTGATGGCGAAGTTCCCGGAAAAAAAGCCGGTCGACGGCGGCAACGAAAAGAAATGGATCACCGATTACCTGGATGCGCGGAAGAGTTGGCTCGCTAATCACTCGAACAAGATTTTAAACGGCACGGTGTACCGGGCCAATTGTTACCTAATCGAAGCGAGCAAAGGCAACTGGGATTTGCAAACCGCCGTGGTGATGCACGGAACAAGTGTGGGGCCCAGCGTATGATGCTGGCGCTTATCCAATGGCTGGTCTTAGTGATCGTAGTCTGCCTGCTTTACTGGGTAGTCAGCCAGTTTGCGCCAGCACAGATTCTCAAAGTCGTGCTGGTGGTCTGTGTGGTCATTGTCGTCTTAAGTTTAATCTTTTTATTTCTGCCGCTCGCCGGCGTTCACTTAGGAGGGTTAAGATGATGAAAATCATTTTCGCATTTCTGCTTTGGTCCATCGGTGCGGATGTGGCCTGGGCATCGCCGTTCCTGGTCTGTGATCCGTACCCGGCCGGCCTGGATCAGAACACGAGCCCGGTTTCGTTTATCTTGAAAGGACTTTCGGCTAACCCGATTTCGACTCCGGTTCAGACTAATCAGGACGGTACAATCCAGCTTCATTATGATCTTTCAACGCTAGGTAACGGTACTTACACGGTTATCGCGGACGCCGTGAATGTGTTTGGAGGAGTGAGTCCCGATAGCGCCCCCTTTCGTGTTCACAAAAGGCGTACCGGCCTCGCCCAGCAACTTACGAATCGTACCGTGACCGTTGGCAGTTTCGTTTTTACCGAATCAAACTAGAATGGCCGCTAACCCCGACGTCGTCGATACCACTAAGCCCGAAGCGATCGTTCCGGATACGGCGACTACGGCCGTGACCGAGCCGTTGATCCAGGTCGAGGTCCAGGATCGCCTCCTGCGCGAGCTTAAACGACGCTTGTTTCCAAACGATGTCGAAGGAATCCTGTATTCGGCCATCGTCGGCGATCTTTATTGGCAAGACCAGCTCTGGAGCCTCATGGTCGATACCTGGCCACGGCTCCAAACTAACTTGGGCAAACTGAAGCAATCGGTATCGAGTATGGAGTTTGCCGTTACGCCGTATGCTGAAGCTGACGACGAGCCGACCCCGAGCGCGCTCGAGAAAGCCGATTTCGTTAAGACGGCGCTCTTTGGCATGCACGGCGACGTCGCGTTCCAGCAGCACGATTTTAAGGAGACTCTGGAAGATATCGTCGACTCGATCGTGGCCGGGTTTACCGTGATGGAGGTTTACTGGGAACAGCGCGACGGCGGGATCATGCCGCAATGTACCCGCTGGTTGCCGGCGAGGTATTATCGGTATCCGTACGTTCTCGATGATGTCGACCGGTTGATGCTGAACCCGAGCGGGATGCTTGGTGGCACGCAACTGGTGGATTTTCCGCTGTACAAGTTCCTGGTCTGCATCAAGCAAAGTCACGCTAATCATCCGGTGTTTACGGCACCGATGCGGACCCTGAGCGCCTGGTGGATCGCGAGCCGGTTCGGGCTGGAGTGGTTCATGACGTACGCGCAGCTCTTCGGGATCCCGAACCGGATAGCGTACTACCAGCCGGGTGACGACGTCGTGTACCAGAAACTGGTCCAGATGATGCGCCAGAGTGCCGCGGCGACCTGGGGCGTTTATCCCAAAGGTACCGAGATCCATATCGATGCCGCAGCCGGGAGCTCGAGTGGACACCTGCCGCAAGAACGCTTGATCGATGAGGCCGATAAGGTCTGTGACATCATGCTGCTAGGCCAGACGCTGACGACCGAGGTACGGGAGAGCGGCGGCAACCGCGCGTTGGGCACGGTTCACCGCAAGGTCATGGACGAGGTGATGGAAGCGGCCGCCAAGTACGCCGCTAAGGTGATCACTACCCAGATCATTCCGGGGATCATCATTTACAATTTTGGCGAAGCCACTGAGTTCCCGACTTTAGCGCCGGTCGTCAATTCGCCGATCGATCTGTTTAACCTGGCGCAGGCTTACAACATCTTGTTTAACCAGATGAAGATCCCGGTCCTGAACAAAGAACTTTATGCCCGGATCGAGTTTACACCACCGGAGGACGACGATGATGTTTACGAGCCACCCGCGGCACCGCCACCACCTGCTAACCCGTTTGGATTCCCGCATCCACAACCAGAAGGTACCCGACCAGAGCCGGCTGGAGCGCCTAACGGCAGCAAGGAACCAGGGGCTAAACCTAATATCGTTGAGCGTGTGGGTGCTGCTGGGCTTGGGGACGCTGACTGTTGTGATCCAGATTTTGATGGTGCTGGCGAAGGTCCGGATGGAAACGCTGTTCCGGCTCGCAAGGTAAGTTTTGCGCTGGATTACGGCGAGGAACCGGAACCGGGCGAGGTGATGCGATTTCTAGAGAAGGTCGAGGCGCGACGTGAACCCGGAACAACGACGGTGCTTGAGCCAAGAAAGCTGGATCGTTCGCCGGCTGAGGCGGCTGTGTCGCATGACACCGCCCAGTATTTCCGGGAGAACGCCGCGACGATCAAGGGCGTCAAATGGAAATCGGTAATGGACGATCGGACCACGCCTGAGTGCGTGGCCTTGAATGGCAAGCGCTGGACTTACCCTGACCTAAAGCCGATCGGGCACGACCTCGAATTTCCTGATTTCCCGCCGATAAAATGGAACTGCCGCTCGAGCGTGATGCCGGTCTTGAAAACGTGGCCACAGATCCGGCAATGGCTCAAAGGAATTTTTAAGCGATGACCAGCGAGGAATTAACTAAGCGATTTACTTATCACCCGGTGAAAGGCGATCAAGAACAACGCTATGTGCACATTCGAACAGAGGCCGGACGTCTGGCGCAGGTCATAACAGATATGACGCCGGAAAGTCGCGAACAGGCGATCGCATTTACTAAGCTTGAAGAAGTCGTGATGTGGGCCAATGCGGCAATTGCGAGGAACGAATGAGCGATTCGGAAATTATCTATGATCCGATCCGTTGCGAAACGCACATTGGAGATTTTGTGATCTCCGATCAGATGCTAGCAGAGATGGGTCTCAGCGTTGAAAACCTTTTAGAACGAGTTGATTTCACCAAACGGTCTAAAAGGGTGCGAGTCGATTTAAAAATTCCAGAATCCTCCAAATGAATAATCTTACCAAAGAGCAATTCGACGAATTAGTTGAGAAGCTTTTCTTCGATTATCCGGTAATCCAGGATCGATTTATCGATTTAACTACAGGGAAGGTGGTTACGAGCGAGGACATTTACGGCAAACTGACATGCTGACGCGCGCCGAAAAGCTTTTCAATATCCGGGCCCAGGTCCAGAAAGCCGTGAGCGAGATCGAGCACGGGGCGGTGTTTACTTCTACTCTGGCGTTAGCCGATGCGTTAGAGGCCGTGCTGAGATTCTTGGAAGAAGAGATGCCCGAGAAACCGCCAATTGTATCGCCTGTGCCGCCGCCTGATCCGGATGCGGTCGATGAGATGCTGCAGCGGGAACGCCGGATTCATCCTATGGGTGAAAAGGTGAAAGAAGCCGAACCGGCAAAAATCAAACGGAGATAGTCAGAATGCAATTGTTTAAATTTCTTCGAGTTGTTCACCATAAGCCGAAGCGTGCAACTCCGCGCGCCATAACTCTTCTCCGAGCAACCAGCTTAGTATTGGAGCTGTTTTCACAATGATGCCGTCTTTGACGATAAACCCAGCGCAGAAGGTTCTCCCGGTGAGCCTAAACAATCTTTCCACTTCACACTACTACGTCATATTTGAGCAAAAATGAAAATTATTCAGGCGATCGAGAAACGCGAGGACGTGAGCCCGAGTGAAGGCAAATCGAAGTATGGCGACGTGAAGTACGCCGACGAAAAGAACAAGAAATACCCGATCGATTCGGAGGCTCACGTACGAGCGGCTTGGAGCTACATCAATATGCCGAAGAACGCCGCGAAGTATTCGAGCGAAGACGTCAAGACGATCAAAGGCCGAATCAAGGCAGCCGGCAAAAAGTACGGGATCGAATTCTCGGACAACGGCGACAAGACCGAGAGTTCGCTGGTGAGCGCCGCGTCGATCGATCTGGAAGGCGAGACACCGGCTGAGATCATCTATTTTCCGAAAGGCGATTGGCGGATCCGGCCGGTAGTAAACGGCAAAGCCAAAGAGGTATCGGTCAAGGTCGACGAGAGCGTAGCGAGCGTGCTGCAAGCCGACCTAAATCGTCGGCTTAAAGATACCGTGCGCCCATACGCGGCCTTCGATCACAAGCCCGGTGCAGCCAGCTTTTTGCCGAAACAATTTAAGTGGGATGATTCCAAAGGTGTCGTGCTCGAGGTTGACTGGACCCAAGCTGGTAAGGACGCCGTGGCGGGCCGAAACTATTCGTATTTTTCCCCTACGTTCCTACTCAGTGATAAGGGTAAAGTGGCCGGGCTACCGGATACCGGCGAGATCGGCAGCCTGACGAACAACCCAGCTTTTCGAGAAATACAAAAAATCGCAGCGTCGGCGGATGATGACGACGAAGGAGAAGAAAGCAAAATGGTAAAATTGACAGATAAGTTAGTTGAGCTTGAGGTGATCACCGCCGAACAAGCGGCGGACGCGGATGAGGAGTTTCTCGTGCGCGCGGTCACCGGGCTGCATGAGGCGCTGGCGACCGTACAAGCGGCCAACGCGCGCCTGGTAAGCGAGAACACGGCGCTAGCGGCCAAGGCGATCGAGGTACAGAAGGCTGAGGCGAGCTCGATTGTGCAGGCGGCAATCGCCGAGGGCAAGATCGGGGCTAAAGACAAGACATCGATCGAGTTCTGGACCGGACAACTGGTGAGCTCACCGGAAACAGCTAAGAAGGTAATTGCATCGTTGCCGACCAATCCGGTTTTGCAAAAAGTGATCGACGTCAAGGTGAGCGATACCAAGCGGGTTGCTCAAGGCCAGAGCACTGCAGACCTGGTGCAGGCCCAGCACTTGGCGGTAGCCGAGATCCAGGCGGCTAACCCGAACCTGTCGTACACGGACGCGTTTAATAAAGCGCGTCGGGACAAACCGGAGATCTTCCCGGTCGAAGCTTGAGAGAGAGAGTGAACTGCAAAGGCCAGAACAGTTGGCAAGCGCGAAAGCGGACGTCGCGCTCGGTCCGACAGTGAGCGCCTTTGCAGATCGGAGAAAACAGATAACACAAGAAAAATTGAAAGGTAAATAAAATGAGTACAGTTGGAACGCTCGTCCGCGATCCGGGGATTGTCTGGCTGCCGATTCAAGCGGCTGCCGCAGCCGGCGCGACTGCGATTTTGCGAGGAATGCTCGTGGTAGTCGATGGGACTACCTTTACGGCGCGCCAAGCGGCATTAGCCGATGCGCACATTCATGGGGTCGCTTTAAGCGACGCTGATCCTGATTTGTTGAGTGTGGCAGTTGCTGCTATCGGCGGTTATACCGTGAGCATGGCGCCGATTGCAGGTCAGACGTTTAACGTTGGGACGCCTGTTTATCAGGACCAGACTGCCGGCGGCGGCTTTAAAGTGACCGCGGCAGTAACCGCCAGCAAGATTCTTGGTTGGTGCGTGAACCCGCAAAAGGATTCCTTGGGCAACATCGAAGTTGCAATGTTCACCATGCTTGAGACCTAAAGGTTAGCACTCAGTAATAAGGATAAATTGTTATGACCAAAGATCATGTTCAGTTACTAACCTTTTCTCAAGGTGTGGTGGCCGATTACGAGAAAAAGAATCAGATCGGTTCTTTTTTGGCCCCGGAAGTAGTGGTGGGCGGCGGGATCTATCATTACAAGGATTATGGGCTCGGCAACGCTTTTACGGCGATCGACATGCGCCGTGTCATCGGTGGACCATCGAAGATGTTGCACCTAAGTGTTAACGATCTCCAGGACATCAACTCCGAGTATAGTCTGGCGACGTTCATCGATGATCAAGAGCGGGAGAACAACCCGGCCAATATCGCGGTCTTGGAACAGCGCAAGATCACCGACTTGGTGAACACCGCGATGAACAACAACCTGTATCTGGTGTTGGCGGCAGCGCGGACCTTGACGGCAAACGTGGCGTTGCCTACGGTGGCTACTCCCGGTGTTTGGTCGAACACCGCTAATGATCCGGTGAACGAGATCAACTTAGCGTGCAAGTACATTGCCGACAATTACGGAGTCGTTCCTAATCGGATTTATTTCGATTCCGGTGCTTGGATTAAATATCAGAACAACCCGAATGTTCGTGGCCGATTCCAAGGCGTGTTGGTCCAGTCGGTTACTCCGGAGAACACGGTTCAGCTGTGGAACGTGCCAATGACGGCAAAAGTCAACCAGGGCGCGTTGTATGAAGGCGGCACCGGATTCAATGATGCGATCATTTTCTTTGGCCAGGATGGCCCGAGCCAATATGACGCCACCTTCATGAAGACATTTGTGAACGTGGCCGGTCGTTTTACTCGGATTCGAAGCTGGCGCGATGAGGACACTTCCAGCGATAAATATAAGGCGAGCTGGTTCCAGAAGATCAAGCTAACGGGCCAGGCAACGGCGTATCGGTTCACAGTCAGTTAGGACTGGAGGTCAGATATGGCAGATCAACTAGAGGTGCCAACGGTCGAACCCTTAGCTGGTTCAACCGTTATTACTCGTGCTCAAGTCTTGTGTTGGCCCTTGCATGATTGCCGCACAAAAGGGAATGCAGCAATTCCTGATTGGCAATTTCTTACTTGGGCCAAACACGACATCATTCGAGTCAACGGATTGTAAGGAGAAGAGATGAATGCACCCGTGCAATCAATCGTCGGCTTCGGGAGTGTGTCGCTGCCGGCTACTGCAGGCACCTATGTTCAGTTGCCCAATATTGTATGCGACCACGTCGGATTCGGCAAGACTGCCGCCGACATCCGATTAGCGGGCAGCGCGACGCCCGGTAACGCTTATCTTTTGTTGAACACTTCGGCTACTGGTCAAGGTGCGAACGCAAATATAGCCGTTCCTTGTGCGGGCAACGCCAACAATCTTTGGTTGGCCAGTGACACTGCCACCGCCCAGATCGTGGGCTTCATGTGGCTGCAATCCGGTTTGGTGTACACCTGTCCCGGCGTGTGAAACCGCTTAGTAGTCAAAAAAACTATGCTTCTGTATAAATGGATCACAAACAGTTAGGAGGCAAAATGCCTGGAAAATCTAAAGCCCAGAGGCAAGCCGCGGGGATCGCGCATGCTATTCAAAAAGGCGAAGTCAAACCGCAAAAGGGTACGCCGTCTGCGGAAATGGCCAAATCAATGACGATGAAAGAAACTAAGGCGTTTTCACAGAAACCAAAGAAGTAGGCGTTATGGCCTGGATCACGCTGGCAACCGATCATGTAGTTAATAGCCTGACTACGCAGGAGCAGTCGATGATGACTGATCCTGCCAGCTCGGTTGATCTGGCGAACATTGTCCAGGGCGTTACTGCGCTGGTTAGGGGCAAGGTTTTCTCCTGGCGCCCGAACCAAGGTTTGATGCCGGTGGTTCTGCCAGGCACGATTCCGGATGAGCTTTTGGGCCCGGCGATCGCAATCGCTCGGTTCAAGTTTTTGACGCACCTTCCCGGTACTCAGCTCATAACCAAGGAGCGTAGTGCAGATAAGGACGAGGCCTACGCTTATCTTGATGACGTGTCGAGCGGCAAGATGATCATCTTGGGGCCCGATGGCACCACGGTCCCAAGTAACCCGGCTGACACCGATGGTGAACCCTATTTCAAACCTTATCCGGATTGGCAATCGGCTGGCACGCCGGCGTGGGGAGGCTACTGGTGAGTATGACTGAAGCCGATTATCTGAAAATGCCTGAAGCCGATTATGCGCTTCTGCTTGCCAATAAAATTCTGGATCGAATAAGCGCTGATCCCGATGACGATCTCGCAATCTTAGCGCGCCAGCTTCTGCGGGCTCGAGAACGACTAGACAAGATTGAAAAGCAGTGAACGTCAAAGTCACAGTGCAGGAAAGTGTCCGGTTTAAGCGTAAGCTGAGCGAGATCGCGGCGCTTTCCTCGATTGTGCTGAATCAGGCCGGGCGCGACACCGCCGATTGGCTCCGGCGTTACCATACCCGATTCCGGCAAAGATGGCAGGGCCCGCGGTACATGGCCGGACCGCGTTCTAATCTGTTCTGGCAACAGGTCGTTGCCGGATGGCAGGATCCGGTAGTTAGCGGCAAGCGGGTAACGATTACCAACACGTTCGGATTGCTCAAATGGAAAACGACAGGCGGGACGATTATGCCAAAACGCGCCCGGATGTTGACGATTCCGCTGGTACCCGATGCCAAGGGTTTGACTGTGGCCGAGTACGAGGCCGAGGAGGGTACGCCGCTTTTCCGCGCCGGGAACGCGCTCTGTCGGCGGATTGGTAAACGGCTCGAGGCGATTTACGCGCTCAAGGAATCCGTTACGCAAGCACCGTGGCCTGACGCGATGCCGCCGGATGACGAAATTAAGAAAGTGTTCACCGATTCGGTCAGAGCGCAAATTCGAGGAATCGCCAAACAGCAATGAACGCCGTTTCCATACTGTTCGCGGCGCGTAATTCGGTTTACAAGACCATCCCAGGACTCGACGTATGGGACGAGGACCGAGATGCACTGAACTGGCATGGAGGCAATCCGGGGATATTCCATCCACCCTGCAGGCTCTTCAGCAAATGGTTGCGACAGTTTTCCAAAGCGCCGTCATCAGAAAAACTTCTTGCGCACTGGGCGGTGGATCAGGTCAGAACGTGGGGTGGCGTATTGGAACATCCCGCCTGCTCTCTTCTCTGGGACGAAGCGCGGCTCCCGTCGCCGGGGACCAGGGATAAACATGGATTGTCCATAGCGGTAAACCAACTGTGGTGGGGCCACAAACTGTACAAAACGACGTGGCTCTATATCTGTGGGGCGGCAACCATTCCTGAGATCCCTTTTACGTTGAAGGAACCTACCCACGCTTATCGCACGGAAAGTCCGCACCGCATCAGGATAAGTTCCGCCGCTAGGCAGGCTACGCCGATTGAATTCGCCAAATGGCTCGTATCGGTCGCCGAGCGTTGTGAACCGGCCAAGATAATATGAACGCCGTTTCCATGCTCGAGCAACTCCAGGGCGTTGCGGTAAACGCCTTGAGCGCTGACCGGATGTTCAGCGGTGCACAGAGTGCCAATGGCCAGCCGGTGCCGATCGTGCTCGAGGCCAAGGGCGATATCATAACCCAGATTGAAACGGCGCTGGGGTCGGTCGGTATCTGTGCGCTGGTGATGACGCCTCTGATGGAGCTCTTTAACGAGCTGCTCCCTAACATGAGCGGCTGGGCGTTGATGACCGTGACCGTGTTTGAAAACGTGCCAGTTAATCAAAGTAATGGCGGCACCCAGATTCGGGCGATTGCAATGGTGCAACGGGTTTTCGCGATTCTGCACCATTTGCCAACCGGGTTACCGACTGACTCGGGTGACCAGGATGTGCCAAGCTTTATGGGGATTAAGCGACCTTTTCAGATGCTCAGTGAAGGGCCCCCGTTGCAATACAATGTTTCATTCCAGGCGCATGTGCGCCTAATCGGTTAAAACAGAAAAAGAAAACTTATGGCAGGTTATGTAACAAAGTTCCCGGCGGCGACCACCTACATTTTTGGCTCGACGGACGAGACCGGGATATCGACAGAGAGCTACGATCAGAATGATACGACTGATTCGTATGAACAAAAGAACGGTCAAGGCGAAGTCATCGAGCTGGTGACCCATAATCCGCGGGGCGAGATTACGCTCTTGGGTGAAGTTACCGGTACGATTGCGGCGAAGGTTGGCCAAACATTCACCTTTGCTAACTTCGTGTCGACCTATTACACGACGCCGCCGGTCTTGGCTGGGATCTCGGTAATTAAAGGAATTAATAGCTCAAAGGGTCGATCCAAGAACCAACAAATCCGCATCACGGCAACTTTCTATCCTCTGCTGTCTGCTTGAACGGAGCACTTCACGAGCGGATTTTTACTACCACCGACATGCGGTTAGCGGTGGTCCTGTTAATTTTTGGCAGCAAGTTGCGCCAATGCCTGCCGCTGGAGTGGAGCGATATCTATCCGTCGGTGGACGCTTACCTGGAAAACCTTGAGAACCCGCGTCGCGCGCAACCTCGGACGAGGATTATTTTTAATTTCGAGCTGGTCAATTTACCGGATCAAATTTCGGAGAAATTTAAAACTGGGGAAAATGTATCCGCTGTAATCAATTGCTTGATTGCTGATGGTGCGCGTGAAGCGCTCCTGGCGGCGCGTCAACATCTTTACGATTTGATCGTGCTCATGAGAGATGAACGGCCAGACGCCAAATGGGACATGATCAAAGGGCACGGGGCCGGAGAACTGGTCACATTCGGTAAACGGGCGCCGGTCGAATTGCAGGAAGAATTTCTAAGCAAACTATGAATGTGGAACAAGACATCGAGATGTCGACCGACGAAGCGCTGATCTCAGCGCTGACGCCAAAACAGGTTGGCGAGATCGAGTTGCAGCCATTTAGTCTGATGCGCCAGGTGATTTCGACTCGCCTGTGTCGGTCAGACGATACCTTTTTTAATTCCGTAGTGACAGCCTGGGTTTGTACGCTCAGCGATACCGAAGTTTTAGAGCGCACCGAGAATGCCACACAAGCACGTTTAGCTGCGTTTGAATGGGCCGAGGCGCAAGGATACTCGATCACTCATTACAAGCCGCTCATGGACGCCTATAAGCGGCTAAATGCCGAATTGGCTGCTTCGACGCGGGCGCGGATGCGTGGCTCTGACGGGGACGCGCCAAAAAACGATGGAGGGCAGCTTCGGTAATCGAGGTTGCCGCGTGTATCATGCCACTCACTGGAATGACGCTGCAGGAGGTCTTGTGGACGTTGCCGGCGGCAGTCGCCTATCAGTTCCAGCTTGTTTACATGCAGATGCAAGGGCGTGAGTTTGTGATCGATAAACGTTCGCCGCAGTTGCTCGAGCGGCTCAAGAAAGCGAGGGCGCACCGTGGCCGATGATATCAACGTAACGTTCGGGGCCGATGATTCGGCTTTGAGTCAGGCGATCGCCAAGATCAAAGCGTCGATGGCGCAACTCGATGCCGGTGCCGTCGCGTTAGGCAAAACAATCTCGGAAGCCTTCGCCAAGATGAATATTACTCAGGCGGCGGGTTTTAAGCTTGCTGGGCCTGAAGAGCAAAACGCTCTGGCACAATATTGGGCGAGCTTGGATAAAGTAGGAAAGAAAGTCGATGAGGTCAGCCAGGCGCACGGTAAAATGGGGCAGGCGACTAGACAGGCTGGGATAGACTTTGGGGCAATGGCCGAGCGAATGGCAGCTCGGATGGTGATTTTCGAAGCGATCCGGCTCGTGATCCAAGGGATCAAATATGCTTTTGATCAAATTTCAAATCTGCAACAGGTGCAACTCCAGTTTGATGCAATGGCAGATTCGGCCGACAACTTGGCCGGCAAATTCAAATACCTTAAGGAAGGGTGGGAAGCTGCGTTCGTAAAACCGGAAAAGGCAATTGCCGCCTACGAGGCGCTTAAAGATCTCGGGGTAAGCGAAAATACGGCGGCGATGGCAACCAAGGATCTGGACCAATGGAGCCAGATTCTTGGGATCGATGCAGTTAAATTAGCCGAGGCGCTTGGTCAGGTGGCCGAGGGGACCGCGTCACTGCAACAGATGCGCTTAGTGACCCGGATGATGGGCGAGCAAGGGGCAGCTGGGCGAGAGTTGGTCCAGAATCTAGTCGATTTGGAAAAAGCGCAAAAAGCTTTAGATGTTCAATCAGCGGCAACTGAAAAAAGCATGGCTGCGCAGTTGCGCGCGACCGAGCAGGCCAGTGCAGAAGCCGAGCGCCATCTCGAGCGGCACTTATCTTTTACTGAAAAGATTATCAACGCGCAGACCGCATGGGATCGGGCCCGCGGCCGCGAGACCAGGACACCTGCCCAGGTGCTGACCCAAGCTTTCGAAGCGCGCGGAGCTGGCGGTGGCGTTCCTGGGAGTGAAGTCATGATGCAACCCAGGGGTGGTTGGGGTGGCACGATGATCCCCAAGGCTGAGCTGGAGGAATATCGGCGTGGAATAGCCGCGATTGCGCAAGAGCAACATATCAGTCAATCGGCAGTTCATACCCTGATCCAGCAACAAGTGCTTGATTACCATGATGTTTTAGCTGCGGCCAAGGAACGGACGAGCGACGAGATGCGTAACCTGACGCAGCTCGATCAAAAGCAACGGGACATGATGGAAGCGCAACGGACTGCCGCGGGGCTCGCGGTGACTGGCGCCAAAGCCCAGATCGCGGCCGCTTTACCGCAAGCTGTGACTGCACCGCCGACGGCGCTCTGGGAGCAGTTCACCAGCTCAATTAAGGGGTCCGGTGACGCGGTCAAACAATCAATTGATACTGGGATAGCAAAACTAGTTGAAGCGGTAGGGAAAGCTGAAAAAGCCAGTCAGCTGACGGCTGACCATACCGAAAGCCTCTATACATTATTGGCTGGTGGCACTTGAGAAAATGGCGCTCATTTTCAATAGCATCACGCAATTCGAGATCCAGCCTGAGCGGACCAAGCGCCGGGTCAAGCGCGATGATCTGGATACGCTGACCGAAATCTGGACCGGGCCGAGTGATCAGGAAGATAGTTTTATTCCGCTGATTGGTACGCAGCATCCGGAATGGAGTTTAATGACGGTTATTGACACTTCCATTAAACGGATGCCGGCCAGCGTTTCGGAAGTGACGATCAATTATCAGGGGAAATTCGCTGGTGGAGGTTCTTATAGTTCGGTGCCGACCATCTCGCAATCGTGGATGGAAGGCGAAGTGTCTTATCAGAGCGTTTACACGACCGATGTACGGGTACCGACCGGCAGCGGTAGTTATTACACGTTCCCACAGGTAGGCTTAAACACCTTTTCGCGGCGGTACAACGGTCGCTGCTGTCAGCTTGCTTATATCACGACGATTCGGCCGACTGGTAATCCGACTCAGATCGGGTTGGCTGACGATTTTTTGGGGTTTACGAACGTGTGGGAAACGTTGACGGCTTTTCAACCGGGCGCCTCTTTTGCCATGCAAGGGACGCCGATCGAACAGATGGTGTGCACCGACGTAAAAATTGAAGACCGAGCGGACGGCTGGTATCGGGTAACGGAGACCTACCAAAGCAAGCAGTTTCCAGGGCCAGCAGTACGTGGGCCGGTATTCGGCCAGATTGGAGTAGGTACCAGAACAGTGGATTCGAGCAGCCCACAACCGCAACCGATCACGGCACAAAATACCGGCTGGCTTTTTAGCAGTTCCGGTGCTCAAGGAGCGGCGAACGCTGCCGGGCAAACGTTACCGTCCAGTGATCCGACAACCCAGTCGGTGCAGGTTGCCACCACTAAACAGATTGGAATAGATCCGGCCTGGGGTGGGGTTGACAATGCTCCGGCTTCGGCGGCTTCAACCATCAGCTATTCGCAAACTCAAGCCAATATGGCAACGCCGGCCCAGCAACTTACCTATTGAGGCTTTTTATGTTGGAGCGAATTTCCATTGGTTGGGTATGGCTGGAGCGGACGCTCAACCTGATCATTGACGGGATAAACCAGCAAAAGCCGATCGCTTCCAGCACGATTGCCGTTGAAGAATCGCCCAACGGCACGCTCTTGAAAGTTATTCCGATCCAACAAGGGCCATCTGGCTCCTCGTCTCCGAGCGGAGGTGGCGCCGGTGGGGCTAAAACAATCTGGCCGCCTGGGGTCGGCTGGCAGCCGATGACGGTGATTGATACCAGCTCCGGGAGTTGTGTCACAGAATACATTTGGTACTGGGGCACAAGGCCGACTGGCACTCAAACACCGCCGCCACCCAATCCAAAATGATTTACGCGCCAACCTACTGTCCGCTTTCGGCTTGTGACCCGTGCAAGCCCAAGCCGATTATTAAGAATGCCTATTTAACGGCAACGTTCTGGATTAATGGTGGCCAACCGGTGGTCGGGGTGGTCGCCAGTGATCCGCTTTTCCAGGAGTACAACGGACTGGTGATTAGCGCGCTCGTCACCTTTTATGTGGCTGGTCGAGCGGTCGCCTCGGTCTCGGGCAATTCCCCGCCCCAGTACGGATTTTTGCGCCCGACATTTTATATTCCGTTCCAGAACGTAGACATCCAGATTGACACCACCAAACCGGCCGTAGTGACCGCGATGGTTAGTTCTTCGATCGCGATGGATGCGTTTCATCTACCCCGAGTGGTTCTTTACTAGGAGAAACATGCTGTGGTTATCGTTATTGATCTAGACTTGCAGCAGGCGGTGCAAGGATTCGGTTCGCGCCAACCGGCACCCGCTATCCAGGTAAAGAGCCAGGATACGCCGACACTCTCGATCTATTTTGCCAAGGGCAACGTCAATTATGACCTGGGCGCATCGCCTGGGATCCGGTTTGGGGTGTTTGTTACCGGAAACCCGAACGCGCTGGTTCAGTACACGAGTTTCTCCCGGCTACTGGATGCGCAATCTCGGGTTACTTACGTTGGGTACCCGAATTTTAATACGATCGAGATGGGCGCGGCGATCGGTAGTGCGGCGTCATTAAGTGCTGTTGCCGAGATCCGTTACCAGACCACCTTCGGAACCATTGCGCGTACGCTGGATATGCCGATCACGGTGATGCGTTCGCTCCTATCCGAGATGAACCAGGACACGACGATCGCGGCGTTCACGGTGCCGGCGGTCAACGCCAATGTCACGGTTCGGATCAATAATACCGGCTGGCTGAGTGCTGGGCTGAACGTAACGATCGGAGGAGGCGCGGGCGCTTACCAGGTCGTTTCGATCACGAACTCGACCGACTTCGTTGCCCAGAACCTCGGCGGCGCTTCCAATGCCGCACCGGCCACGGTGATTGCAAGTGGATCAAGCGTCGGGATTACGCCGGCGCATGTGATTGCGACCTACCCGGACGCTTCGCTGCTCGAACTGATTACGCGAAAAGGCGTGGCGAGCGGGTACGCCGGGCTCAACTCGAGCGCGAAACTCATTGCGGCAGCTATTCCAGTCGACAACACGACCATTAGTTTAAGCAGTGGCGGCAACCTGCAATCAGCGTCAATCGCGGCGAGCGTTGCCGCCAACTTCACGACCCCGGCCTCCGGTGGTACGGTTAATGTGACCGTCAGCAGCTCGACTGGCTTTGTCGTTGGCCAGTGGGTGCGAATCCCGATTGCCGGTTATTACTCGGTGACCGCGGTACCGGACGGGACGCATGTCACGCTCCAGAACCTTGGCGATCCCTGGAACGCCGGCAGCGGCACGACAATTACGAGCGGGGCGGCGATTCTACCTTGGAGCTCGCTGGGTGGAACTGGTGGCGGTGGCCCAGGCCAAAACGCTTTTAGCACCACGAGCGCCAATTTCACGGTGCCCGCGGTATCGGCAACGGTGCCGGTTACGATGGCGTCAACTGCGTGGCTCGGTGGCGCGGGCTACACGGTCTTTATCGCTGGTGCTGGGTACTATGCGGTCTCCTCGATTACGGACGCGACCCATGCGGTTCTGACCAATCTGGGCTATCTCGCCACCAACGCAGCGCCGGGCACGGTGATCACTTCCGGCGCGATGGTGACTCCGGGCGGTATCGCGGGACCGTCTTCGGCTGGGACGCCTGGCGCGAACGCCTACGATGCGACGACGGCCAGTTTTACGGTGCCGGCAATTTCAACCAATGTGCCGGTGGCAATCGGGAACACTGCATGGCTCACCGTTGGGCAGGTAGTCGTAATCGCTGGCGCAGGCTCTTATCAGGTAGCCGCAATTACCAGCGCAACGGTTTTCAGCGCCACCAACCTAAACTACTCAGGCAACGCCACTGCAGGCGCAGTGATCGGCTCCGGCGCGCATGTGTCGCCCGGTGGCTTGATTGGACCAGCCGGGGCTGGTGGCGCGGGCCTGAACGCGTTCACCAACCTCCTAGCCAATTTTACGCAGCCGGCGGCGAACGCCAGCGTCACGATCAATGTTGGCACGACCTCGTGGATGGTGGTCGGTCAGGCCATCTTCATCTTGGGCGGCGGCTATTACACCGTGGGTTCGATTACCGATATCAACCATGCGGTGGTGACGAACCTGGGCTACAGTGGCAACGCGAGCTCCGGGGCGACGATCGCCAGCGGTGGCGGCGTATCCCCATCGGGCTTAAACGGCGCTGCCGGGGCGAATGCTTTCACCTCGACTACGGCCAGTTTTACCATGCCGACCAGCGGCTCGACGGTCACGGTCACGGTCGCCGCAACCTCGTGGATGGCGCAGGGGCAGAATCTGTTTATCCCGAGCGCAGGTTATTTGAGTGTGTCGGTGGTCACTGACGCGACGCATGTTGTCCTGACTAACAGTGGAACGACCGGGAATGCGGCGGCTGGCACGGTTGTAGTGAGTGGTGCGCAAGTGTCACCGGCTGGTTCAACCGGACCGACTGGAGCCACTGGGCCGGCGGGAAGCGGTGGAGGAGGTGGCGGTGGTCTTCCCGGCCAAGGTTATTGGGACCCTGCCAACGGCTTTTTTTTCAGTGATGATTTCAATTATCAAAGTTTTCCTACTCCTTATTTCCAGCAACAGCAGGCGGTCGTGCTCAATCCTGCTTATGGGCGGGACAGCGTTAAAAAGATTTTCGGTAGCCTACAGCTTTCGACCGGGGTTTCAGCTACTGGAACGGCGCTCGGTTACGGCTCAGTGCTGTCTGGTGATGGGACTATTATTTATGGATTGGGCCCACTGACCTGGAAAACAAGGCTATTTTTTGAATCACCATTACCGGGGGTGGGGATCGGCTACGTCGCCAGAGCCGGCCTTTGGCAAGCACCTGGTGGCGCTTTTGCGTCCAACGTTCCGGTTCAAGGTTTTTTGTTTGAGTATTCTCCCGATAATAATGCCGGACAATGGCGTGTCGGTGTAGGTGCCGCTTCCATAACTTATGCTAATACCACTTTAGCTGTGGCTGGTGATACGGCGTACAACCTTGAAATCGACATTAATACCGGTTGGACTCAGATAACCTTTATCATTAATGGAGTGACGGTCGCCACGGTGACGACAGGAATTCCCACTTCAAAGGGCATTCCATGTTGGACGGCTACTGAAACCGGAACGACCACGGCGTTCCTGATCGCCTTGGATAGTTGGTCGATTTATTATCCGTTTACGAGGTAATTCCATGACTACCGCCGATCCATACGCCATTACGATCCGGAACGCGTTCCAGGGCGCGCCGATCCCTTTCACTGTAACCTTTTGGGATACGCCGCCCGATCCCAACGCCGTGCCGCCGGTGGTCGGCGTCCCGCATGATATTTCTTCTTGGCATTTCATGTTTACCATGAAAAAAGATCTCGACGATGCCGATACTGTGCCGCCGGCGGTTTACGTGCATGATTGGCTGATTGCGGCTGGAGCCGGTACAAACGGTAAAGCTTCCTGGACTGTGCCGGCGGCAACCATCAACTCGATCGAGGCCAAATTCCTTTATTATTGGGACCTGCGCGCAATCATCGTGACCGGTGATCCGAACGAGCTCATTGCTGGAACCGTTTTTCTTAACCCGAGCGTTGGTCAACGGCTGGTACCTGTCACATGAGCGTTCAAATAGATTGCACGGTTGATCTTGCGCCGACCCCGATTGCGGTCACGCTGCTGCCGTCCTCGAGCATCGATGTCGCGCTTTATTCGGGTTCCCAGATCGATGTCAATTACGGGCACCAGGGCATTCAGGGACCGCCTGGGCCAACTGGGCCGCAAGGACCAACCGGCGTAACCGGGCCGCAAGGGCCGCAGGGACCGCCAGGCGGTGCAAGTGCGAACACGACTTTAAGCGCCGTTTTCACGATGCCCGCGGTCAATGCGACCGCTATTGCGCAAGTGGCTAATACCTCGGTCTTCGGTGTTGGGCTCATCGTCTACGTCGACCCGGTAGGCTATCTGAAAGTGACCGCAGTAGCGTCACCAAATCTTACTTTGCAGAACTTGGGTTACAGCGTTAACGAAGCGCCTGGTTCGACGGCACCGAGTGGCAATGCGTTGAGCGGCGTGGGGCCGCAGGGACCGCAAGGGCCTGCAGGACCGCAAGGCGCCCAAGGGCCGCAGGGGTTGCAGGGATCCCAGGGCATTCAAGGGCCGACTGGTTCGACGGGTTCACCGGGCGTTACGGGGCCGACCGGCCCAATTGGTCCGACCGGTCAAGGCTATACTTGGCGTGGCGCGTGGGTAAACACAACGGCTTATGTGCCTTACGATACCGTTAGCCGTGCAGGCAGCTCTTATGTGTGCATCGTGCCGAGCACCGCTAATGATCCTAGTTTTGACACGACCCATTGGTCAGTGATCGCCCAGATTGGCGCGACTGGCGCGACCGGTACGCAAGGTCCGACGGGAGCCGCTGGTAGCCAAGGGCCTCAAGGCCCGAACGGTGCTACCGGGGCGACGGGCGCGACTGGTCCAACCGGAAACACCGGGCCGCAAGGGCCGGCTGGCCCGACTGGCCAGGGGTACACTTGGCGCGGTGCGTGGGTCAATACAACGTCGTATCTGCCTTATGATACGGTCAGCCGTACCGGAAGTTCTTATGTCTGCATTTTAGCCAGCACAGCGAATGATCCGGCTTTTGACCAAACCCATTGGTCGCTTATCGCTCAGGTTGGCGCGACGGGGGCAACCGGGTCTCAAGGGCCAATGGGCAATACCGGTGCTCAAGGTCCGCAAGGCAATGCAGGGCCACAAGGTTCACAGGGTTTGACCGGATCCACTGGTCCACAGGGACCGCAAGGGCCGACGGGCGCCACCGGTAACACCGGGCCGATTGGTCCAGCGGGTCCAACCGGTCAAGGCTATACTTGGCGGGGTACCTGGGTAAACTCGACTGCTTATGTGCCCTACGATACAGTCAATCGATCGGGTAGCTCTTACGTCTGTATCCTTGCTAGCACAGCAAATGACCCAGCTTTTGACACCACCCATTGGTCAATCATTGCGCAAATTGGCAATCCTGGTCCGCAAGGCCCAGTTGGCGGGCAAGGTCCGACCGGGGCAACGGGTTCACAGGGTGCGACTGGTCCGCAGGGCGCTACTGGTGCGCAAGGGCCGACTGGTGCGACTGGGCCGCAGGGTCTTACGGGACCCCAGGGACCGGCTGGAGCTCAAGGCGTAGTTGGTCCAACCGGACCACAGGGGCCAATTGGGCCAACCGGACCGGTTGGAGCATCTCTGGTTATTAAGGGCACGGTGCCGACGGCAGCTGATTTGCCGACTACTGGTAATACCCAAGGCGATTTATGGATTGCGGCCGATACCGGACATGGCTGGGCGTGGCAGGGCAGTACCTGGGTCGATGTAGGTCCGGTTCAAGGGCCAAAGGGAGCGACCGGGGCAACTGGTCCGGCTGGCCCTACGGGACCAACCGGGGCGACCGGCGCGCAAGGTCCGGCCGGTGCGCAAGGGCCCGCTGGGTCAACTGGCGCGACCGGCGCGACTGGGCCCGTTGGATCACAAGGCGCTACGGGACCGCAAGGGGCAACTGGTGCGGCCGGCCAAGGCTATACTTGGCGAGGTGCATGGGCATCTGGAACAACTTATGCCCCCTACGATACCGTTAGCCGAAATGGAAGTTCGTATGTTAGCTTAACCACCGCCAATGTGGGGAATGATCCAGCTACCGATCCGGGGACTCATTGGAATATAATTGCGCAAATAGGTGCAACCGGCCCAACGGGACCAACCGGTGCCACCGGTCCCCAAGGTCCGGCAGGCCCGACGGCGGTCAGCACAAACGCCAACAACAAAGCAACCCTCGGCAGCGATTCGTTACTTCTGGTTCAAGGAACTGCTGCAGGCGTCGCGGCGACTACCCACGCGCAAACTGTCTCTGGCGACGATCCGCAGTTGACCAATACGCGTGTGCCAACAACTCACGGCTTGACTCATGCCGGCAATGGCAGTGACCCGGTCCCAGTCGCTACGACGACGGTAGCTGGCTTGGTGCCGGCAAAGCCGAACGCTGGAGTCAATGCGACGACTACGCAAGTCGTGATGGGCGATGATACGCGGTTGACCAATTCGCGAATGCCGACTGCGCACGCCACGACGCATCAGGCTGGCGGCTCGGACACGATTGCGCTTGATACGTTGGCGGCGCCTACCGATAACACGACGCTCAATGCCAGCACCTCGGCGCACGGGCTGATGCCGAAAGCCACCGGTTCAGCGAGCACCTTTTACGGCTCGGACGCCACACAGAAAGCTGTTCCTTATTCGTCACTCTCGGGAACGCCGAGCACTTTCGCGCCCTCGGCGCACGAAACTAGCCACGTCACCGGCAGCGACCAGATCCCATTGGCTAGCGCATCGACCAAAGGTCTCTTAAATCAGACCAGCGGCAACACGACCGATTTCATTGATGGCACCAACAACAGCCATCCTTTAAATCAACCTGTGTTACTTGGTGAAACCGCGGCAGATTCGACTTTTACAAGTGGCATCATTGTTCCTCGCTATAAAACGCATCCGGATGCAATCTGGACACCCTACGGCGTCTTCGATGATCATTTTGATAATCCTGTAAGTGGTACGCCCAATGCAAAATGGGTGCAATCGAACACTTCCGGGATGGTTTCATTAACTACCACTCAGGCCGGAAGCAAGCTTTGTATAGGTGGAGCGAGTCCGGCGGCGACTACTGCTTATTATCAAAATTTAGCAACTCAACAACTTCCAGCGCAAATCAATCATACTGTTACTTTTAAAGCAGAATATTTTGGTTTAGCGTTAAATGCCGCAACGACTGCCAGTTCGAGCGGCGTAATTTTTTCATTGGCTTATGGATCTAATGCCGGTGGTGTAAATGTTTTTATATATAGTTTTAAGAGTCCGAGTTTTGCATCGACTTACCTAGATATAAATTATGGAGCTAATTACGGTTCATACATCGAATATGTTTTAATGGGATGTCCAGCTTATTTCAGATTTGCTTATACAACTACCAATACGATTATTTCACTTTCTTTTGATGGCATTACTTGGTTTCCGATTGCTACTATTACTGCCGCGCAATCGGGTTTTGGCACTAATGTGCCGACTCAATTTATTTTAGGCGTTCAGGTTAATAATCAATCTTTGGCTTGGGCGCAGGTTGATTGGATCAAACACGTGTAAAACTCTATGGCTACACTCATCGAACGATATGATTTGCAATATGGACACACCTTGTTGCGTCAACGGGTTCAAGTCGCGATTGAATCGGCGGCGTATGATGTCATCAATGAAGATCCTGCAACGGCCAATCACGCTAATCGGATTATCTGGGCTAATACGGCTTTAAATAATCCTGAAAGATTGACTGCAATCGAGATGTCGTTAGTGGTGCAAAATCCAGCCATTGCGGCGGCTGGAGACAATGCCACGGATGGTGATATTCAGTTTGTTGTCAATGGGTTAGTTGATCCAATTGCAAACGGAATTGCAAACGGAGTCATTAAGGTTCAATGATTGCCAACTTTGTCGCCCATCCGGCGCCCGGAGCGTGAATCGATGAGTGAAGAAGTGACAGAAAAAAAGAACGGGAACGGTATTGTAGCGTTGCTTACCACATTGGCTCGCAGTGGTGACAAGGCGATCCAGTTTGGAATTTTGGCATTGGTTGGCTTGAGCGGATTGGGAAATTGGTTGACTACGAATAACAATGCCAATGAAACCCGAACGCAGGTCAATGTAGCACGGGAACAAGCTTTTCGGGATCTGCGGGATTTGCATAACGCCCTAGACGATTTCGAAAAGCGGCAGAAAGCGGTGTTGGACGGGCTGCAGGTGAGCGCCCGCAACCAGCAACAGATGCTGGATAATCAAGCGCGGATCCTATCCGAGATTCGGCAGGCGCACTAATAACTTATGACCTCTTCGTGTTTGCTTTATTGATTCTCTACGGTTGGGTCTGGCATGATCTGGACGTCGATGCCCATCTGAGCGAGTTCTTCGCGGATCTGGGCGGCGTCGCGTTTGAGGCCGTTGCGCTCGAGCCGGTGAATCGCCTTGGCGCAGCACCGCAGCGCCATCGCGACTTCGATGTGCTCCGGGTCGTGAATTGTCGGGCCGACGTGTTGGATAATCGCTTTGTCGAAGAACGCACGCGCCTCGCCACCGGGACCGTCTGAGCCTTCGATCACCAGAGCCGCGCTTGCAGCCAGCGCGTTGAGCGCCTCGAAACATCGATCGCGCGATACCGGGCCGCGCGTGTAATTGTCGCGGATCACAAGCAGAATTCCTCTGGCGATCTCCTCGATGCGAGCTCGATCCAGTTCCGGCAAATTTTCGCTCATCCTGTGCCTTCTTTACGGTATCGCTACGCTCGATATCAATCGCAAATTTGGTCTGTTCAGCCTCAAAACTGCGTTATTTTTTGCGTTATTGGCAAAATTGCAAATCTATAAGTACTTAAGCATAAAACACTTATAGAATTCATTCCTTCGCCCTCTCAAGGCCGGTACATGGGTTCAAATCCCATACGCGCTGCGCCCTTTTCGGTCTTCGTAAGTTCCTAAAAATCAAGGCGTTACACTTACGGCATTTTTCTCACTTGCGTCAAGAGAAACTTTTGATTTAGTTGAAATAAGAGGTTGTTTTGGCAAAAATCTCCGTTACTATAACGCAGATGAAACCAATCCCTTTCCCTTCAAAAACAAGCCCTTGGCGGGTCGAGGTGCCCGGTCGCTATTTTGCCAATGGCAAGCGCAAAGCGAAGTATTTCACAACTCGAGCCGCGGCCGAAAGATTCATTCAGAAACTCAAAATAGAGGGTCGTGCGGCACTCGACCTGTCGAGACGGCAACCGAATGAGGACGCTTTCGGTATTGCCGTGCGTGAGTTTGCCAAGATGTATGATGGCGATGTTTCAAAGTTTTATGTAGCGCATGAGAGACTCCGGAAGCTGCAAAACATCAAGCCGGCAACGGTCCGCGAGGCGGTCGAAGCATTCCAAGCATGGCGGCAAACTCAAGTCGGCAGGACGTTTAAGCAATCGACGGTCACGGGCGATCGCTGGCGGCTGCTTAAGCTCATCAATGCATTCGATAGGGTGCAATTGACAGATCTTACGCCGGTCGCGTTGCGCGAATTTTTTGACGGGATCACAGGCGACCCACGTAGCGTTTATAAGTCGGTCCGAGTCTTTTTTGGCTGGGCGACTGATCGTGGCTACCTGGGAGAAGATCCTATGGTCTCGGTTAAGCCGGTCGGCGAATACGGGATCAACAATGAATATTATCCGGTGGCGACCTTTCGCCGAATGCTGCGGATTGCCGCCGGCCTCGAGGCGCCTCGTGTCGGCGGAGAGCCAACCCGGGCTTTTATCGATATGTTGCCCTGGTTTATCTTATCGGGCTTTTGTGGGTTGCGCAGTTGCGAAGCCTACCGGCTTAACCGCGGTGCCGAAGCGATCCGGTGGACCGATCTACATTTCGATGCCGAGGTTCCCAATATCGAGGTGCGCGAAGAAGTGGCTAAAGCGACTGCTCGAGACACGGACGTTCGACACGTCGAGAGTGCCCATTATTTGGAAGCGGCCAAAGCCTGGTTAACGCTGGTGCCAGCTAACGGGCCCTTCATCGTCCGTTGGACCAAACGGCAGATGCAAGAGCTCAAACGAGATTTTACCAAGGCGACCAAGATCAAGTTTATTGAAAACGGTTTCCGCAACAGCTTTGCGACCTATGCCTTGACGTTCAACGGTCTGCAGGGTGTCGGCAAGCTCGCGCTGGAAATGGGCAACTCAGAAGGGATCTGCAAACGGCATTACGTGAAAAACATCGCGCCGGGCAGCGGCCGGGCCTGGTTCAGCCTGCGGCCTTTCGAGGTCGTTTCGTCGGCGGCCGCGACTGCTTAGTGGTCTTCTTTGGCGCACCCTTAGGCTTCTTAGCTTGAGGCTTTTTCCTTGTTACGAAACGGAGCGGCCATTCCAATTCTTCGCCGGCCTCGATCTGTTCAACATAGGTTTTGCCAACTTCATCGAAAAAATGTGAGCGACC